CAGTACGTACCAAAGTAGCATCCAAAGAGAATACAAGATTTGCTGTCTGCTGTTGCAGGTTGACCTCGCTGGCAGTTCTTGGCTCACGCTTGTTAATCATACTCTGAAGAGTGAAGTCAACTGTTCCAGTCATCTCTTCTATCTTGGTCTCAAGCATCTGCTGTTCTCTTTCATATGAGAACTCGGCATTGGTATTAGTGGCACTGAACGGCTTAATCATATCATCAAGCGGTTGCATACCAGGAACCCCGATACCCTGACCAAAGGTAAACTGGATTACATTAGGATTAACCTGTCCGGCTCGGTATAGAAACATTGGTGCATTTCTCATTGTCTGTGAGTCAATCTTCTGCATATGCTGGATATCTATTTCTTTTACTATATCCTCTAACAACTCAGGAAGACCACGATGTGAGAACCATCTATCATCAGTCAGTTCATAGAAAAACTTTATAAAAGGAAACTTACCGGAATAGAACGGAACTGTAATCTTTCTGAAAACAACATCAAAATCAGGGGCCATAGTAATAACACACTTCTCTTTAACCCCATCACCGTTTATGTCATACCAACAGTAGGCCTCATACAGGCGAACCAACTCGCTTGTCTTCTGTATGCGTTCGATGCCTTCACGCTGGTCTTTAGTCATATCAGTTGTCTTATCTTCGATGTCAGAGCTTTTCTCTTTCTCCAGCTTCTTCAGGGCTTTCTTATCCCACCCCTTATTGTGCACGTTCTGTCTTACCATTGTTAATGGTTCGTAAAACTCGTGGACAATATATCCGGCACCCTGCGGGTCAAAACCGGTAGTAGTAGGAACATACACCCTTTCAGGAGAAGCTAAAGCAATATCAGGGAAGTTATAAATAACGTCTTGGACGGTAATAGAGATGTCTGCTTTGCCACTCATTGTTTCTTCGGCCGCATCAAGTAATGCAGTTCGGTTGTCATTACCAACCAATGGGTGGTGGTCAACATCAAACCTTTCAGCAAGCTTCTGGGCAATTTCTTCCGGTGTTCTTACAGAAGAGAACAGCCACATTGCTTCATCTATGGTGATATCGTCAAGAGACATCTTCTCAATCCGGGTTGTAATCTCGGTCCTCCAGTATGGTTTTGCAAGGTAGAAACCCTTTTCAAGTGCTTGGTCTATTAAGATTATAGCTTTGTTGTTGATACGCATAACATTCATAATCAGGTGGTCTAAGAACTTCTCTATCTTCGATGCGGTCTCCCACTTACCCTGGGGGGTAGGTATAACCTGAACAACAGGCCGTATCCCGAATATGGCATTATATAAGTTAGCTTTAATTTTGCGTATCTTTATATCAAGAGTAGGTATACGAATATTAGAACAACCTGGGAACGGAAAGGTCTTGGTCTTCTTTACCCTCATTCTCAGTTTATGCCACTTATTTTGGTTATTCTCCCAAGTTCCGACTAGACCTTGGCTATCACTTTTCCAACCCTTAATAAGGTCAACCAGTTTCTTATCAGAACTACCGGCACCTCTGCTTCTGGCCGGCTGTGGTTTCTCTTCATAGTTTCTAATTGCCATAATCTCTCCTACTACGTGTTAATAACCATAATCCCAATTATTTGCCCCATCAGAATCTTGTATAATCTCACCATATCTGCCTCTTTCCGGTGTTGGAGGGGGCAAGTAGTTCGGTTGAAGTATCTGCTCAGCATATGCCATTGTATCTACGATGTCATCCCATCTTGATGCTCCGATAGTCAGTAGTTCGTCTCTTGCTTCGGAGTGTGATTTATGAATAAAGTATCTACCGGACTCAAACAACGGCTGTAGAGCAGCTACAAGACGGTCTTTCTTTCTGCGGTATGTCTTACCGATGGTTGATGACTGATAAGCGTTCTTTAACTCAATAAATGGTGGGCTGAGATTCCTTTGTTGTGCCATATCCAGTACAGTCTTATAAAATTGCTTCTCAGTTCCGGCTGAAGGTATCCCAACAGCTGAAATACGGCCCTTGTACTGCAAGTATATATTCAAGAAGTGGTTTATGAACTCCCCAGACGGCTTGTGTGTGCGAATATACGAAACCAAGTAACGGTCGTTGTTCGGTCTGATGCCAATCAGTGATGCCACCTTGAAGTCGGCCTTAACATCCTCTGAATAGGCAGGGTCAACAGCAATAACCATATTTAGGTCATCAGGCAAGTCAACCCATTCTCGTATCTGAGTAGGTCTTATGGGTGCGTTCTCGTTGGATATGGGGTCATTCATAAACTCAGTAGCAAATGCCCAAGTTCCGATTTCTTTCTTTCTCTCTTGTAGCTTCTCGTGTGTCCATAAGTCAGGCCACATCTCAAAACCTGCTTTCTGGTTGCCCTCACGGTATGCCTGGTAACGCTTTTTAGTCCAGTTGTTGCTTGATGCAAGAAACTCATTAAGAAGAGACAGATGGTCAATAATAGTCCCAATCATAATAAACTGCCCTGTTGGGAGCAGGGTATTCAGGCAGGCTTTGTATATCCAGTCCCTTAGGGAGCTTCGTATTTCTTCGGACTTAACCGACTCATCTGTCTCGATGTCATCTAAAATAAGTAAGTCTGGACGAAAACCTCTGATTTGACCCCCTGCACCCTTCGCTCGTATATTTACTTTGGAAGGGGTGTTCAAGATAATGTGTGTCTCCGTCCATTTGTCAGATTTTAAATCTCCAAAGAACAGATGCATCTTTTCGTTGGTCTCTATTTCGTATCTTATCTTTCTCAGCCATTCAGTAGCCAGGTTCTCAGAAGCAGATATGATGCAGATGTCTTTTCTCTTCTCAAATAAGGCACACCAGAGTGGGTAGAAGATAGCACAGATAGTAGAATTGTGTGTAAGGATATAATCATCTGTTATATAATAGTCATCTTCTACATTCAGACACTTACCTAAACCAGTTTTCTCATAAGAAATGTTCACAATCGCTGATTTAGTTTTTAAACTTTTACGCCAAAGATTATATTTCCTCTTAAGCCTGACGGGGGTTATCTCTTTGGGGAACCGTGCTGTAATTTTATAATAATGAAATTCTTTTCCCCTCGCTCTGACTATGCCATCACCGATAGTGGCTGTTCCGCCTAAACTTCTTACCAAATCTGTAGTGTTGTCTATAAGTGTCTTATTGATATTGCAAAATTCTACTATATGCCCACCCTTTACCACACTTCCATCTGTATCTATTAAACCCTGTAATAGTTGCTCACGCTGTTTTACACTGCCGAATAAGTATTCATTGGGGATATGTTTGTTATTGAGAACATTCAGTTCTCTTAATTTTGGTCTTATCCCTTTAATGGTATATTTATACCTGGTTTTTGGATTTAGAATTTTATATGGGAAATAATCCAGCATTTCAGGGTCTGCTGTTGTAAAACCACCGTCAGCACTTGTTCCATCCCCCAGCCAGGCACCAAGTGTATAAGGGTCTATCAAGAGTTGCTTTTCTCCAAACTCTATTGGTTTTGCCCAATCAAGAAAGTATTTATATTCCTGATGAAACTTTCCTGTACGTTTGTCAATCCGTTCTTTTTTGTATGACTTTAACAATGTCCGTGTTGTTCGAATAACTGTTTTTTCCCCATTATTCTGAGGACACGTTACACCCCACAAATGGTCTAAGTTACACAACGTAGAACGACCATCACGAGTTGTGACTCTGTATAAATCCATCTTAGTTACTGGGGTTTCGCCAATAACATCACTTGGTAAACCATCTTGCCCTATGACTATACTGCCAGGATGGATGTTCTTTAACTTCTTCCACCCGCTAAGGGTGAGTATGGAACTATCTAAAGATTGAGCTTTAGCAAAACCCCTGGGAGAAGCAAGTAACAAGCGTGGTGTCTTCTCTAAGAGGTTATACATCTCTACGTGGACTTGAGGTGTTTTGTATGTTAAGTAGTGAGACAGGAAGTATTTAACGAACTCAAAGAGGTTACTTTCAAACAACTCAAAATAGTATTTTACTGCTTCTTTAGTTAAGGGCTTATCTGCCATTCGGTTCCTATGTTTATTAGAAGGTGCTCTCTAATAACTAATAAAGTGTCCTTGTGTTACTGATTTGAAAATTATATATAATTGTGTGTGTGGGTTTATATATATATTCACTACCCTTGGGGGGGGTATGCCCCTTCTCCGTCCTCATTTACTTCTCCAATAGAAGCACCCAATAAATTCTCATCATCACTCATTTCTTGTCTGTTCTTCTTGATGTCCTTAACCTTATCAAACTTATCCTGCAACTCCTTGCCTAGTTCACTGAATAGAGCTATGTTCTGCGTACCTTCTGGCTTGATGAAGCCCTTTGCCTTACCTAGTAGTTCCCAGTATCTGGCTTTTACGTTTCTTTGCTTCTCTGTTTTATGTAAGTCTAGTGTTTTGTGTTCATATTGTTCCTTGGTTATCTTATACTCACTCACCTTCTCAGCTAATAACCGAGCAATCTCACTTCGTATGTAAGGATTTGCCATACACCTTGCACCACTACCTCGAGCAGACCTATGCGAATATCCCGCTTGTCTGGCCGCTTCAGATACATTCTTAGTTATTATGTAGTATCTTATAAACTCTTTTTGTCTTATAGATATTGCTCTTGACATATCAATCCTTTAACTCCGTTATTCTTACCTCTACTTCTTTATCAGCTCTATGTAAAGATATTAA